GCTACCGCCTGGGAAATGGAAAAAGCTTCCCAGCGTAAAGCTCTACAGTTTCTTCGTCAGAAGAAGTTTGGTGATAAGTATATTAATCCTCAAAATAATTGATTATGCCTAGTCCTGCCGCTGGTGCTGCTGCCGGCGCTGCTGCTGGTTCTGTTGTTCCTGGTATTGGTACCGCTATTGGTGCTCTTGGTGGCGCTGCCATCTCTGCCATTGGTAACTGGTTTGGAAACAAAAGTAATCGCAAAGCGTCGCGCGAAGCCTTCGAGCGTGAAAGTAAATTCGCTCGTGAAGAACGTTTGTCGCAACAAGATTGGATAGAGCAAATGTATGAGAAAAACAACTCTTACAACTCGCCTGCTGCGCAAATGCAACGTTTGAAAGAAGCCGGTTTGAATCCGGATTTGATGTATTCCCGTGGTGATGTTGGAAACGCAACTGCTCCTGAAGCTCCTGCGCAAGCTCCTACACCTCGGTATAATGTAATACCTACGAATACTTACGGACAAACGGCGCAAATTGCCGCTGATGCCGGATTGAAAGCTGCTCAAGCTCACTTGGCTAATTCTCAAAGTAAGAAAACGGATACTGAAGAAAGCTTGCTTACAGCTGATTATCTGTTGCGTAAGGCTCGTACTGAAAGTGATATTGAACTGAATAGTTCTACTATTTATGTAAATCACGAACTCGGCCAATTAAATCATGCTGAAGCTGAAGTTGCTGCAAAGAAACTTCAGGAAATTGATGTTTCTATGTCTGAAGCTCGTGAACGTATTAATACGATGAAAGCTCAACAATCGCAGATTGATGAGAATATAGTTCAATTGAAGTTCGATAGGTATCTGCGTTCTAAGGAATTTGAACTCCTTTGTAAGAAGACGTATCAGGATATAAAAGAGAGTAACTCTCGTATTGGCCTTAATGCTGCCGAAGTGCAGGATATGATGGCTACGCAATTGGCTCGTGTAATGAATTTGAATGCGTCTACCTACATGCAGAAAAAGCAAGGTATGTTGGCTAGTGAACAGACTATGACGGAGTTATATAAGCAAACTGGTATTGATATTTCGAATCAGCACGCTAAGTTTAACTTTGATCAAGCTAAAAGTTGGGACTCAACCGAACGTTTTACTAACGTTGCTACTACTTGGATTAATTCCGTGTCGTTTGCCGTTGGTCAGTTCGCCGGTGCTACTACTACTCTTCAAAAAGGAGGTTTCCTCGGGAAATCTATGTCTCCTATTGGATTCCGATAATGATTAGCCGGGTGTCCCCCGGCTTTTCACGATTTATTCCAAAATCGTACCGCCTTAACTCGATAAGTATGTAGTAACTGACACACCTTCTAATCTTTGATTATTTCCACCGGAAAAGTTACGATTTGCACAAAGTGCGGCTTCCGTCCGCTATAGTATCTTAAACTTCCGCGAAGCGGAAAAAATTTTTGAAAATGAACAACATTTATTGTGAAGACCCGAAAGTAATTTGGCATCCGCATGCTTCTAAGCTGATACAAAAGTATCGTACGTTTACAATGCCTTCTGGCACATATCACGGTTCTGTTCTTCATGTGAATAAGAATCATGTTAATAAAGACAATATTGATAAATATACTATTGTAAATCCTGCTACTGGTGAAACATTTCCAATGTTTTTAATTGTTCCCTGTAACAAATGCCCGCTATGTAATGAAAAGAAAGCCCAACAATGGTCATTTCGTGCTCTCTGTGAATCATATACTTCTAATAAACAAGCTTATTTTATAACTCTTACTTATAACAATGAACACTTACCGAAAACCGGAGTATTCCCGGAAGAAATTCAACTCTTTTTTAAACGCCTTCGTACCAAATTGGATAGACGTGGCATTTCTCATAATCTTCGCTATATTGCAGTTTCTGAATACGGCCACTGGTCTAAACGTCCTCATTATCACATTATATTATGGAACTTCCCTGATAACTTCGAATCTGCATACTCGCGCCTTACGCTCATTGAGAGCTGCTGGCGTCGTCCTACTGGTGAGTACAATCCTGACGGATCACCTATTACTAGGTCTATTGGTTTTGCTTATTGTGTTCCTGTTATTAATGGTGGTATCAATTATGTCATGAAATATATGGGTAAGCGCGAATGCGCTCCCGAAGGTATGAATCCTACATTCATGCTTGCTTCTCGTAAGAATGGTGGTATTGGTTCTGCTTATGCTGAACAGCTTCGTGCTTTCTATGAACAACAGCCGGACACCTGCGATATGTCTGTACTTAATATATATACCGGACAATCTTTGACTACCATGTTACCTCGATATTATCGTATGAAATTTATGCCATCTACTTCTATGTGTTATGATCCCAACTTTATTAAGCATTTTAAAGACACTATACGCTGGTTTGAAATTGCTCGCTATCTTCATAAACAATATAAACTTCAATTTAAGTTTACTTATCCTGAAGAATATCTTCGCCTTGTTCGCATGACTGGTAAAACTCCGTATTACAATCCTTATAAAACT